ATCCAACTTTTTCTTTTTTATTAATTAAGTGATAAGCAATTTCTCTACATACTTGAGACTTACCTGTACCTGAACCTGCTGTAAGTAATACTAACTCACCTCGTCTGATACCACCAAGTTTCGCATTTAAGCCATTCCATTGGTATGGAATACTCTCAACAAAATCGTCTTTTAATAATAGTTCTTTTGTTTCAGAACCTTCAATAATACCCTGTGGTGTGTAGGTTTTAGCTTCCCACATAGCATCAATAATCTTACTTGCTTCACCTTTTTGTAATAATTCATTTGGGTCTTTAGCAGGTAGAGTAGCAATCCTTACCTTTTTAATTGGTAGAATATTTGCACATTCTATAGAAGCACTCTTACCTGCTTCGTCTTCATCAAACATTAAAACGATTTTTTCAAACTTGGATAACCATTCTAATTCTTTTTTAATAAATTTTTTTGCTGATGTTGCACCTGATGGTACTGATACTACTGGAAACTTATTGTTCTGAACTTTAGATACTGAAAGAGCATCAATCTCACCTTCTGTAATAATGACCATCTTGCCACCATCACGCCATAGGTTCTGTCCAAATAAAGTAATCTTATCTGTATCACCTAACCAAATAAATCTTTTATCTTTAAATCTTAACTTCTGTGCAACTCTATTATAATTTTTGTCATAAAAGTTTGCTATGTGTACTGGCTCACCTTTGTATGAACCTGTCTGATAATTAAACTTCTTACATGTTTCACTATCTATTTTTCTACTAGGTAATGCTTCTACTATTCCTTCAATCATATCTGATATTATTTTTTGCTTTTCTATTTTTGGTAATTCACCATTATTTTTTTCATAGGTATGGCAACCGAAACAATATGTATGGTCATCATAAACCGCACAATTGTCTCGGCTACCACAGTTCTCACAAGGACTATGATAAAGAAAATTACTCGTCATCTATTTCAGGAATATCTTCAGGCATTAGTTCTAACTCTGCCAAGTCAGCTTCGTCTGTAAGACCATCTTGAAATTTATAACCTTTTACATCTTCATGTAATAAATATTCTCTGACACTAAATGCAGGACATGTTTTACTTTCATCAAGTTCATAATGTCCAACTATTCTTGCATCAGGATATTTCTTTAAAAGTTCTTCTAGAGTTTTCTTTAAACTCTCCCATTGCTCGGCAGTAAAATTATCTTCACTTTGTTTAATGTCATATTCATTACTTCCACCTACTAGACATAATCCATAGGCAGTATGATTATAACCTTTGACATGAGCCTGAACTGCATTGTCTTCTCTACCTTGTTCTACAGTTCCATCTCTTTTGATAACTTTACCATAACCAATCTTCAACCAACCTCTTTCTCTATGCCATCTGTCTATTTCTTTAGCACCTATGTTCATAGATGGTGGTGTAGCTGAACAATGTATAACTATGTATTTTGTTTCTTGTCTTGCCATTTTAATTTCCTGCTTGTACTTGTTGAATTTCTTTCAACCATTCAGTTGGAAAAACTTCTTTAGTTGAATCAATGCAATGATAAGGAAAGTCGTTTAACTCACACCACTTGGCATAAGTCGTTTTACTTTTCTTACCAATTTTTGTTTTTGAATTTGAAAAGATAAACCTAATATCCAATTTAGGATTTTGGCTTTTAACCAACTTCATCTTCTTTCTATCGGCACTATTAAAAGCACCTTTAGTTTCTATGATAAATGAACCCTTAATTGGAAAATCAGGTCTATAAGTTTTTTTAACTTCAGGTTGGAAGTAAGTTACTTTTAAACTTTCATATTTAAAAACGCAGTTAGCATTTGTTAAATAATGATAAACAACTTCTTCCAATCTTGATTTTAATGTAACGTCTTTAGAAATCTGTACTCGTTTGAACTTCTGCCTGTGGTACATTATTCATCTCCTCTACTGACGTTTTATTTTCGTAGCCATCTTCTTTAGCAAATAAATCCATTTGCTTACCTTCGACTAACTCTATTATTTGAACTGCTTTAAGTTGTGCTGTTACTCCTGCACCTAACGCAGGTGAGTAATAATTTCTCAACACATAAGCAATCTTCATCTTAGAGCCACCCCAGATATTACAAGAAGTTGGATTAAGAGGATTTTTCTTTGCATCAAACAGTAAAGGTCTTTGACTAAAAGGTTCTTTAGTTTTTCTGTTGATACCAGTTGCTTTCATTTTATATTTGAAAACTGCAAAGCCATCTTCAACTGAATATGGTTTAGGTGCTAACTTCACCTTCTTACCATTTAACTTTTGTTCAGCTTCAGAAATACTACTTTGTATAGCTTTCTCATATAAAGCAATCATACCTTTAGCTTTATCTTCAGGTATTTTTAGGTTTACTTTGTATTCACCATTTTCGTTAAATTTAACGTCAGGTCTATTTAAGTGTGGATAAAGTGCTTCACCCAATTCACTTACATTTGTGGCTTCATTCATATTGTACTCCTATGGTTAATTGTTGTATTAGCCATTAGGGGAACTTAATTGATACATGTGTCGATGACATTTGTTTAAAAAAACTATACACAGAAAAATACAGACTTTTTAACGTCTTCCAAAACCAGATTGCCTTTTGCAGGTATAGGTGGAAATTTCTTTTGATTTTTTTCAGATAACATTTGCTTCATTTCTATAGCCCAGTTTGCTAGTACATCTTGACTATAAATTTCACAAAATGCTTCACGCAATGCTAAAGACATTTTATCACTATCTGGTGAAAGAGTTCCGAAGCTATCGTGAATAAGACTAAATGTATCTACACCAAGTTCTGATGCTTTAACTACTGCTAGACTTAATACTGATGAGTCTAATTGATGAATAAGATTTGGACAGATAGATTGTTGTGTCTTCCTACCATCTATTTTATCTGTCATAGAACTTATAGAAAGTTTAATTATACTATCACCCATTCTAGTCTTCACTCTTTTACTTTCCTTTTTATATACTGACATAAAAACTGGTAAACCAAGTGGACTTGTCCAAGATACAGGTAAGTTTTCTGATGCAACTAATTTTGCTACAGCTTTGATAAACTTCATAATTTCTTTAGCACCAACAATTACATCATTAATACTTGCCCAAACTATTTTAGTTAACCAATGTGTTGAATGAAATAAGTCATCACCAAACTCATGTTGCCTATTATTTTCAATTAGTTCTTTCTCTACGTGAGCCTGAATGTAGGTTCTACAAGAGTATTGAGTAAGACTGTAAGGTAGACACATCACAGGTTTCTTGCAGATTTTCCTATCTATTCCATAGTCTAACCATTGTTTAGCTAAATGCTTATGTTCATCAGGTGTAAGTTTTCTAGCTTTGCTTTTTGTATTTTTACTCTCAGGTAAACCTAGTTCACCAGTTCTTTTAATGTCCTCTAACTTGTCTATAACTTTTTCTGCAACCGCAAGATAAACGTCATTAGGTCTGTTAGAAGGTATTAGGTTAGTAGCTTTACCACCTACTTCATCTCTCATCATTGCTGAGTAATGTTGTAGGCCTGAGTTAGAACAATCAGAATGTATTGGTAATGTAGTTATAAACTTTGGGTCAAAGTCTGTATTAGCAAAGTCTCTGTATTCAATACACCAAGCTAAAAAACTATAAGGCTTATCTGCTTTAGTCCAGTAAGTATCTTCTAATGGTGAGTTAGCTGTACTTATAATTTTTTCTGCATTATCAATTACCCATTGTCTTCTTGATGCTAATTCAAGTTTATCTGTTTCACCAAATAGACCTGCACCTGCAACTGCAAAGTTATCAAATGCTTCATTGCTACCCATCGGTTTACCAAATCTAAATTTAAGTAATGCTCTAGCATAGTCAGCACTCTGTGGTGATAACATCGTAGATTTTGGATACACACGACCTCTAAAGTCTAACTGTTGGCAATACCATATTCCTTTATCAAGATAATCTTTAGCTTCTGCCAATATCTGTCTTACCTGAATAAATTGTGATTTTGCTTTTGCTCTATCTTTATAAACAGTAGACGCTTCTCTTTTCCATTTAGTTTTAGCTTCTTTGTTTGTAGCTATATCAAATGGTTTAGGTGGTAATGGTATATCTTCTGGGTTAATTGGTAGTTTACCTAATTGGTAACTATTCATAACGCAGGTATTAAATACATCAAATACAGGTTTATTAATAACCCACTCAGTTCTCTGCATTATATTTACTGCATCACTTACAACAGGAAACTCATGCCACCTATTGTTTAGTTCTTCTAAATATCTTTTATTTGTTTGCTTTATGAAATTGTAGTGCATCTGCTATCTCCTCTGGTTTATTTTCCTTGTTAAATCTTTTTCCATAATATCCGCCTGAAAATGGTGAAGTCCAATCACGTGGTGGTGCTACCATTGGTTTGTAGGTGGGAAACAAAAGTTCATTTCTGATATTAAAGTTCTTAATCTCCTCAACAATCAATGCTGTTGGCTCAATAAAAGTAACTGTTTTATTTTTCTTTTGCTTTCTATTCTGATGTTTGACTAATCCTAGCTTCTCAAGATAACTAAGCATTTTCACACCTAAGTGTAACTTCTCTACATTAGTCCAATCATCAAATTTAAGACTGCTTCGGTTCATCATATAAGTCCAAACCTTAGCCTTGTATTTGTATCTATTGGTCTTTTGAGGAATGTTTTTATCTGCTAACTTCCTAACTGTTTTGAGATAGTTTTCTTTGTCATTCTCCTTAAAATGAGTAATTCTGGCTTCGTGCATAAGCCCAATACCAATATTAATAGCTAGTTTATTAATAGTGACTGTATTGGAGATACCATCAATCGTATTCTTTAAGACTATGAGAGAACAAGTATCCCAAACACTAGGACTTTTGTCTAAAAATACCCCATTATCAAAAGCCTTAGAAGGTAGACATTGGCATATAATTTTAAGTGCTGTTTGATGGTTACCTGCTGTGCCAGTAGTCATCAATTTAATGTCATCATTAATCATATTAGACAATACATTGATGTATTTCTGCTGAAGGACTAGACCATATAAGGTTGTGCCTTCCTCACGTCTGGCTTTGGCTTTATCAACCTCTAAATGGTATCTTTCTTTACCACCTCTAAGCATAGCTTCTTCATGCTCTAATTCTTTTTGAATTACTGCTAATTGGTCTTCTTTGTTATTGTACTTGCCACCTACTCCAACTCTGGCCAATTCTTCTAATTGTTGTTGTAATGCGGACTTATGTGTTTCTGCGGACATTGTGAGAACATCTCCTTGTAAGATAACGACCCATGTGTGCGTCTACGAGTGGTTTTTGTAAATCGTCTACAAGACCACCACAGATGTGTCGTTGAGGTTAAATTGAAAAAACACCTAGTGCTTAAATAATAATTGTCACAAGTGTTGTTGAGATGAAAAGTGTGGTTCTTCCTAAGACCAACGCGTCTACCAATTCCGCCATCGCCCCACAAATTACGAGGTTTTATATATTATTGAAACTATTTGTCCAATGACAAT